CCTGATTCAAAGCTGTTTCAAAAGCCCTTATAACAGGCATTACAGCCGTTTTAATCGCAGTGGTATAAGATTCATCGTTCGCTGTTCCAGCTACGACAGAGTGCGATAGATTGAAAATCTCGCATACATAATCATTGTTTGCTTTCTTGTTTTCGTTCAACTGCATTTCAACGCTTGTATTCGAGGATTCCTTAAAATCTATGCCGTCATTCAGGAGCATCATATTATTTCCATTGTTACTATATAGCTTATTCCAAGCGTTTCTCAGGCTTTCCATTGCCTCATCACTTAGTTTTCGTGCAGATTTCAAAAAGCCTTTTTTGTTGCCACCATTTACAACAAGATATTTTTCAAAAATCATTGTTTTATAAATTACGGTGAGCAATTCGTTAGCCTCATCAATAACGCCTGTTCCAGTAACTCCATCTGTCGAGCTTCTTAAAACACGAATAAGCTCATCATCACGAAACTTTCTATCATAAATCATAAAATCGGCCTTTTTAAAAATAGGGTCCGAATTTTTCACGCAATGTACATTATTTTGCTTAACATATCTTAAAGATACAAATTGGTTTCTACGCCTCTCCGGATAAATATAACCGTTTCCGAAAAGCAAATAATCTCTTATAACTGCTTTTTTAAGCTGATAACAATCAAGTAAATCTCCTGTGGAATCATTGAGCAGGCTCACTCGCTTATCATCAGTAAGTTCCTGTGTTTCATCGTCACATTCGCAATATAACTTGATTGGCAATTCTGCAATTTTGCTTGAAATAAACTCAACGCAGGCAGCTAAGGACGGAATATTCATTGCTTCCGTTTCTGTTATCTTTTCAGCTCCGATTATTGATGTTAATGTGGTTGCAAGAGAATTGCTGTCAAGCATTCGCTTTTCTCTTATTCTTTGAAATAATCCCACTTTTTTCACCACCTTTAAATTTGTACTGACCAAGCACTGTCGCTTAAAATTTCAAATTCATTCAGCAAATATACTGCATTTATCAAAGCCACAACCATATCAACTTTGCCATTTGATTTCTTTTTGTTTACATACTTATTTTTATTTGTGTCTTCTACACATTTGGCATTTTGAAAATTTATTTCAAGCAATTTATTCTCTTCATATTGAAACTGACCATCAATTATCTTTTCACGCAAAAGCTTTGTTGCTGGATGCAGTACGCTCGAATGTTGCTTAACCTCTACAGTAAGATTGGTATATTTTTGTTCCCATTTTTGAGCAGATGACATAGCGTTGTATCTATCGAATGCAATTCCGCAAACCTCAACGCCATATGTATCTTCAATGTCCAAAACAAATTGCTCAATAACTGCATAGTCAACAACATTATCTCCGCAAGCTATGCACTTTCCAGCCTCAATAAATGCTCTGTAATCAATCTTTTCACTGCGATTTTTAATATCAATCCTGCCCTCTGGGATAAAAGCAAGCACATCAGCAAGAATATTGCCGTAATCGTCAAGCGAAACCACAGCCACAGCACAGTTATCTGTTGTTTCCGCAAGGTCAACGCCCAAATACACACGCCGACCTTGCCAGTCTATTTTGTCAACCTTGCATTTTTGCACCTCATCGACAGGGATATATGTTTCTGTTCCTATGCCCTGATAGATTATATTGCAGTGCTTAGTTAAGAAATTTTCTCTTTTCAGCGGGCTTTCTATTGCGACAGCCCTCTTTTTTACAAGGTCTTCCATAACCTCAGAAACAACCATAGCAAGCGGATTGCCTTGCTTTATCACCTTATCATCTGACATCCAGTTCTTAGGCTCATCAGGTTCATATAACAATGAGAAAACACTATCATCTTGAATAATTCCATCAAGGACCTTTTTTGCATAAGCAACTTCATCTTCAAATGGATTGTTTATCGTTGGATACTTTGTGCTGATGATACAGCCAAGCTTATTGAGTATCATAAGCTGACCTGAACGCATAGCTTCAAGAGGATAATTACTTGTCAACGCTCCGACTTCATCAGCAACAAACGCATTCGGCAATTTACCGTCAAGCCTTGATGCAGAGAAATTTAGCGGAAAGTAATCATTTTGATTAAGCAGGCAAAGTATATCATCTCTGCGAATCTTGAACTTTCCGTCAAGTGCAGAACTGCTCTGAATAATCTCTCTGATAGCTGTCTGTACTTCTCTCGAAAGTGAACCATCAGGAGCAACACTATAAAACTTTGAAAATTTCGGCTCTATAAAAAACAGAATTATAAAAATAACAGCTACAAGGAAGGTTTTGCCGTTTTTTCGGCATATCTCCAATATAGCTGTTTCATATCGTCTATGATTTTTATTGTCTTTATAAACAGTGCAAAGTACGGCGATTATCAGAAAGAATTGAAATCCTGCAAAGGCTTCATAGATTGTTTGCTGTGCTTTCAAACCTCTTGCCATTACAAGCAATTTCAAAATATTATCAATTAAATCTACTGTATCTTCGTTGATGCAGTATTTTTTCGATTTTCCGTCAGCAATTTTCAAAAATTCTTTGCACTGAATTATTACATATTTAGGAGCAATAATTTCACCCTTGCAAACCTCACTGGCGTATTTATAGCTTTGATGTTCCCGAATTTTCACGAGCTATCAGCTCTTTTCAAAATCTGCAAGAGTGGGTCCGTCTGTTCCTTTTTCTTACTAAGGTTAAGGCTTCCTATTTTTGCTCTTGCTTGAGGAGATAGGCTCAGCTCGTTGCAACATCGAAAAAATTCTTGTGTATAAGCTTTTCTTGCTGAAATGATGTCTTTATCTGTCATCAATGTAGGAATTGAGTTTATTTGCTCATCAATAGTGCGAAGTCTGTCTATTGTAATAGCTGTTTGAGACAGAATATATACATCAAGCTGGCCGAGAATATCTGCCCCATCACTATCGAGGACACTCTTTATATACTCAAAAATGACTTTCTGATTTTCTGTAAGATACGCAGGAATTTCAATATTTGAATTACCTTTGAGGCGGTTTTCGGCTTCTTCA